GCTAATGAATTAAAAGCTAATCCAAAAAATGCTGATTTAGTTGAATATATAGGAGATACAGTTCGTAAAAAATGGCTAGATACTGTAGTAAAAAGAAATAAAGATGGTCAAATCACATCAATAAATCAAGCAGCACATAATAAGTTTTTAGATGATTATAAATCAGTTTTTGATGAGTATTTATCTCCTGCATCGAAAGCTGCATTAGATTCTGGTTCTGTTCGAGAGTTTGCAGATCAAGTAGTAAAAGTACAATCAGAGAAAAAAGCTATCTATAATCTTATAGAAAAAGACTTGAGACTTGCTGGAGGACAATTAGATAAACCAGAAACTTTGTTTGATCTAGTATGGAAACAAGATGAAATATCACCTTTTAGTAAAGCCTTTCCAATCATAAAAGAAAACACTGAGTTATTAAAAACATTCAAATCTTTAGTTTACAGAGATATGCTAGATCCTTTACAACAACGTGTCATACCAAAGGGTAATGTAATGGTTCCAAATTTAGAGCTATTAGTACCTTATGTTCAAAAGAATAAAAATAAATTACAACAAACTTTTGGTGATCAATATGTAACTAATTTAGAAAAAGTTTTAACAGCTTTAAAACCTGCATTAACTGATGTTAGTCCTCAACAAGCTAGACAGCCAACTGATTTACTAACAACATTTGCAAGAAGTGTTGTTGGTGTGTTTACTCGTCCAGGAAGAATATTAACTTTTATAAATAAGTTTAGAGGTAGAGCAAGAGAAGATGCTTTAGTACAAGGATTAATTGATCCAGATAAATTAGCAGCAATGGCAAAAGCATCAAAACTATCTCCTGGACATTCTGCAGCTATTCAAACATTAGGAAGAATATATTTTGGAGGAGATAGATCTGCACCTTTCGATGAAGATATGAACGTACCTAAACCGTCTTCTGCAGAGGAAATATTAAAAGAATTACAAAATAGGTAACATTTATGGTTGTTGCAGAAGTTCTTACTGGCATAGCATTAGTCAAGAAAAGCGTTGACTTTATAAAAGAAAATATCTCCACAGTTCAAGACATACAAGGTATAGCTAAACAAATAGATGGGTTCTTTGAGGGTGAAGCTCAAATGAACAAAAAAGGTGGTAAAGTTGGTATAAAAGAACAGTTTGGTATTGAATCTACAGCTAATGATTTTATTGATAGAAAATTATTAGAAGAAAAACGTAATGAACTAAAAATGATTATAAATATGCGATTTGGTCCAACTGCATGGGATGAAATAATAAAAGAAAGAGCAAATAGAATAAATGAAGCAAAAGAAGCTGAACGCTTACGCAAGGTAGAGGCAAGACAAAAACAAAAGGAGATAATAGATGCCTTACAAACTATGGGTATTATATTTTGTATTATTGCTGTTCTCGGTATTGTTGCAGCTTTATATTTCAAAGCATACTCAAAAGAATATACGAGGCAACAAAAAATACAACGAGGTGAAATAGTTTTACCAACTATGACAACCTGTAGGTTAATGAAACAAAAAGTTCATAAAGATAAAATGGCTTGTATATATCGTGGGGCAAATAAAACATATGAACTTGAATTTACAGATATTCGAGTAGGTTGTCCTAAAAAATATAAATGTGTTTTAAACCCTAACGGTAAAGAGCCAAATATAGATGATATTATGGAGAGTCTAAGGAGTATCGCTAAATGAGCAAAAAGAAGAAAGATCCCAAAGTTGGCACAGGAAAAAAACCAAAAGGTAGTGGGAGACGATTATACACGGATGAAAACCCTAAAGACACAGTTAGGATCAAGTTTGCCACCCCAACAGATGCAAGAAACACCGTTGCAAAAGTTAAAAAAATCAATAAGCCATATGCGAGAAAGATACAAATACTTACAGTCGGTGAGCAAAGAGCTAAAGTAATGGGAAAAACACAAGTAGCTAGTATTTTTAAAAGAGGAAAAGAAGCAATAAGAAAAGCTCGTGGAAAGAAGAAAACAGCCTAATGTCTAGTTTAATATGTAACCTTCCAGCTCAACATGTCTGGGTGCGAAAAGAATATCTCATGGATCATGAATCAGGTTATGGTGAATATGTAAAAGGTATTTGGGTTAGTGCTAAATCTATTCCTGGTCGTGCTTTTTATTTTGAAACGTATCTTCCTGATTATGGTGCTATGTTTGATAAATTACCAATAAGTGCTTTTTTATCAGAACCATCAAAACCTGATCCTGATATGTCTTTGCCTAATTTACAGTTTTGGAATTGTATGGATTACGATGTTACTTGTATATATAAACAATTTATTGGATCGATGGACTTTGAAGCATTTACTAGAGATCATGGATTCCAAGCTGGAACCTATATTTGTACATTAGATAATTATCATAGAGATCCAGATACAATAGATTATAGTACGAGTGAACAACCAGATGAACATAAATCTTTTAATTTATTAGAATTAAATAATGGACAATATTGTTTATATCCAAACAACAGAATGAGAATATATGATAATTCATTAACCCCAGAAAAACCCTTTACACCTGATTTTAAAGTAAGCACAATATATTATCAAGTAGAAAGTGGTAACAATACTAGACTAGGAGATACAGATGAATACTACTGGAAAACAAAAAAAGAAAACAAAGAAACTATCACCAAAGCAGATGAAGATAGCAAGAGTCGCTCCTCCAAGAAATAAAATTACTGGGGCTGATTTTAAAAAGTTAAAGAAGAAAAAGAAATGACCGATAAAAAATTAGATACAAAGAAAACGTATGAAAAACCATGGAACATGAAGATTGACGAAAATAGTTTTGAGTTATCTTTAAGAATATTAAGTAACGAATTCGTTGCGATAAAAATTGGTTCAACAAACTTTTCTGGTAAACTAATTGCAGGTGGAATTTTACTATTGTTCTTTACCCTTATTTTATTAGAGGGCTTTGGATTAAATGAGTTATTAATGCAATGAGTGTAGAAACTTTTTTAAAATGGAAGATCCTTCCTAGATTAATGATGCTTGTAAGCACAATAATGTCTTGGCGATGTGCAGAATGGTTTATGGCATTAGATGAACCAACTGCTTCTCAATCAGCTTTTGTATCGGTTGTTATGGGTGTTATGACAGGTGTTTTCGGTATTTGGATGGGTCACGAACATAAAGGAGATGTTAATGTTAACAGCGTTGATAGGACCAGTAAGTAATCTTCTAGGAAAATTTATAGAAGATAAAGATATGAAAAATAAGTTGGCACATGAAGTGGCAACTATGGCAGAAAACCATGCTCAAGAATTAGCAAAAGGACAACTAGCAATAAATAAAGCAGAAGCTCAACATAAATCTATATTTGTTGCTGGGTGGCGACCATTTATTGGTTGGACTTGTGGTATAGCTTTATGTTGGCACTTCGTTCTTGCTCCAGTAACCATGTTCCTTTGTGCCTACATAGGTGTAGCTATACCTGATCTTCCAACTTTCGATATGGGGAGTCTTATGACAGTCCTAATGGGTATGTTAGGATTAGGAGGATTAAGGACATATGAGAAACAAAAAGGCTTAACTAAGTAGCTATTTGTTCCTTAACGGCAACATCTTCCATTCTTTTTATTAAACGGTTTGCTCTATTAGGCACTTGTTTAGCCCAACGAGAGTCTTCCATTTGGATTGATGCCTCCATCCAATCACCATCTGCGATTGCAGCATTCATTTTCTTAAAATTAGAAAGACGAGGTCTACCCATATTAAACATCATGTTACAAAGGATTAGTTGTACTTCTTCTGGTAGATCAAGAAAGTTAGGATAGAGTTTTTTACACTCATCTATCGTTGTATGAATATCTGCTTGGAAACAAGAATTTACTCTATCTTCAGATATTTCTGTACCCACAGGTTTTTGATATTCTTCATCCCACTCAGTAACTAAATGTCCAATTCCAAAAGTGGGTAAACCAAGATGATCTAAATAGATCTCGTATTTACAGCCCTCATCTTGTTCTATTTCTACTCTTAATCTATTAATATCCATTGCTTACCTCATCATATGATACTCGTTCTATTGGTCTAATATGTAATTCAAATCCCATCTTATTTAAAACTTTATTAAAGTTACTCAGAGTAGGTTGCCTCATTTTAGATTCCCAAGTATATATAGCTATTTCACTAACACCTGTACCATCAGCTAATTCTTTTTGAGTATAGCTTTTATATTTTCTTATATCTTTAAAATTTTCAATTATATCAGCCATTTTTTCCAGTCCTCTCCTAAAACTTGAGTAGCTAAGTTTATTTTTTGTCTTAACGATTTTACTATAATTTCGTCTACAGTTTTTTCTGCAACTAAATCAATATATGTTACTTTCGATGTTTGACTTATTCTGTGTGCTCTATCTTCCGATTGTAATCTTATCTCAAGATCATAACTATTACTATAATAAATTACTGTATTAGCAGCCGTTAAAGTAAGACCAAAACCTCCAGTTCTTGGTTGTCCTACGAAGAAACGTAAAGTATCATCAGTTTGAAACTGTTCTACAATATGTTGTCTCTCTTCTCCTGGAGTATCACCATAATAACTTCTTACAGAATGTTCACCATAAATACGACCAAGCTCTTGTTCTATCTTTTGTATATCATGTCTATAATTCGCCCATATTAGAGCTTTTCCATTTACTTCTTCTAATATACTTATTAATTCAGATAGTCGATTATTATTTATTTCAACAGAAGAACCATCGTCTGTGTTCACAAAACCACAACTTATTTGATGAAGTCTTAATAGTTGTGTTATAACTGCGTTTGCAGTAACTTGTTCCATATTATCTAGTTGCGTAACTGCGTTCTTTTTCATATCCTGATAAATCTTTTTCTGCTCAGGGGTTAGTTCTATAACTCTACGAGTATAAATCTTTTCTGGTAAATCCAAGCACTGTTCTTTTGTTACTCTAAAAGAATGAGGCTTTATTAATTCTGTTAATTCATCTAGATTACGAAAGCCTAATATTTGATTATATTGGTGAGATCCTGCAGATCTTTTTATCATGTCTGCAAATCTTGCACAAAAAGAATAATATGATCTAAATCCTAATAGTTCTTCACTTAGAAAAGCAAACTGCGAATATAGATCTAAAGGTGATTTAGTTATCGGTGAACCTGTTAATATTCTTTTATACTTTGCTAACTTTCCTAATTCTATTGCATTCTTAGTTCTTTTTGCCCTATGGTTTTTTATTACAGTAGATTCATCTATTGCTAATAATGTACCCTCGTTATGTATTCCATTTTTATGATTAAAGATAAATCGTTTTGCTATCTCTAAACCTTTCTTAGTAGACAGAGCTTCAATATTCATTACAAATATTTGTAAATCAAAATCTGGTTTCCATATTGCTTCTATTTCTTTTTTTACTTTTTCTGTTAATGGTGAAGACCAATATGCCATCTTATGTTCTATATGGTTAGGAAGATGATTAGGTATTTCTTGCCCTACCCAGTTTTTATAAACACCTTTTGGTGCAAGTATAAACGCTGAATTAATTTTTCCAGTATCATATAGATAAGCTATAGTATCTATTAAGACTTTCGATTTACCAGTTCCCATATCCATGAGTAATGCGTATTCATCTTTATCACAAGATTCTTTTAATGCATTAAGCTGATGTTTATACGGTCTAGTTTTGAACGTAAACAAATATGTCTCCTTCTTCTTTCTAAAAATTAATATACTATATAAATATCTAGTGAGATATATAAAAGTTATGAAAAAAGTTCCTTACGACCCATTATCTA